GATTCCCAATTCGTATCATCTTGCTCAATTTGTATATCAGCAATCGTTGGCTTTTTGTTATTGTCTAACATATATGTTTCCTTTGTTGAGTTGCGACCCCCTAGCTATTAACTAGGGAGTCTTTAATGTAATTGGTGTTAGGTATCGAATTCTAAAAATTGAGGGACTTAATAACAATTACGCTTACACTATACAATAAAAAAACCCCTGTGTCAATTAAGACACAAGGGTTTAACTTTTAGAGGGAGAAAAAGATTCTGTTATGCTACATAGTGAATATCAACTATGTCTTTAACTTGTTTCATTTGTGTTGCTCTTATGTTATCAAAAAAGTTTGATATCTTTAAGATATGACACAAAATTCTAAAGTCATTAATCTCATCACTAAACATATTTAGTTTATCTTCCAACCTTTTAATTTTATCATTTTGTAGATTAACTAATGTTTGTGCGTCAGTAAGTTTAGTTTGCATATCACCATTTTGTTTTTGGTGTGCCTTGCTTATATCTTCAAGTTCTTTTACTCTATTTTTAATAGAGATATTTTCTTCTTGAAGTTTTCTGTATGGTGTCGTTGCCATAATTATCTCCTTTAGTTGATTTATTAGATATACTATTTAAAAAAGACTTACATTTTTTTACATAAGTTTTTGATAAATATTTTTCATCATATAAAAAATAGTTTAACAAATTATTATGATTGCTTTTTATTTTCATATATATCCTTTTGTTATTCTTATAATATATAATAAAAAACCCCCTGCGTCAAGCTGACACAAGGGGCTTTACCTATCTACTTCCATATATTTTTTTATTATAAAAATGTGGCAACTGCTAACATTACAATAGTTGCCCAAAAAAATGTAGCCAATGTTGTTTGCATAATTATTTATCCTTTCTAGTATTATTACACACTAAAAAAATTATTATGTCAAGTTAAAATATTATTAAGTCTTCCCATATCACAGCGATATATATTATCGTGGATATGAACATAACTATCTGCAATCTGATATCCATTTTATTTTACCACCTTTATTTCACAACTTGTATTTTTACTCCAACTTTTCTGAGCCAAGTTCTAGCGATAATACCAAGTTCAATAACAAATGTTTGTATCTGCATTTTACTTGCATTACTTATTTTTATTTTAATTATTTTTGTAGGCATTTTTTTCTATACTTTTGTATATGTTTTCATTTATTTCTTTTGCTGATAAACCATTTTGATTTGCTGAATATACCATTATAAAATGGTTATCACCTGCATTAAATAATTCTATTTTACAATAAAATGGTGTTCTTTTTTTTATTGTTGTTGTATATCCACGCCAATTAGTAAGTATCATGATACTCTCTTTTATTTGTCTTATCTGCATTGTTAAAACTTTCAGTTAATTGTTTTTGTCTATATAATTTTTTATCGTAATAACTTTCCATTATTATTGAAATTATAAAACCAACAAAGCCAATTAATATAAAAGCTAGTCCAATATATAAAATTGTATTCATTTTTTTTATTCCTCTTTTTATTTTTTATTACTAATAATACAACTAAAAGAGGTATGTGTCAAATGCATGGCTAATAGGGTTAAGCTATGCAAAAAACACATAACACAATTAAGCCACAATTTGTTCTAGGTTTGTTCAGGTGCGACAGAAATGTACAAGTTAAATGATTTAACTAAAAAATAATTTTACCAATCACTTGCAATAAAAAATTAAATGGGTTAAAAATAGTAATGATTAATTTTAAACTTAATAGCAATTTATTAGGGGTTAATCATAGAATAGGAAAAAAACAAATGAGCAAAAAAGCAAAAAATGTACTTGAGCAAAGTGAAGAAATAAAAGATCAAAATTTTATGGAATCACTTAAAGCAAATGAGGAATTAAGAAAAGTATTATTCAAAGCTAAGAATATTACAAATAACTTAACCTCAGTTGTAGTTCCTCAAATGGCTAAGGCAATTAAAACTTTAATGACTGAAATCAATACAGGTAAAGTTGAAATTGCTGATTGGAATACAATGAAATTTTTAAGAGGTCATTGTTATAATTTAGCAAGTTATGACAGAAAAAAAGACCTCAACCAAAATTTTGAGGTTTCAATCACAATGGCAGTTAGATTAGCAATAATGATGTACTCAAAGCCAAATCAATTTGATATTACTAAGGACAATGAGATTTTAGTAATGGATAAAGTGGCTACACCATTCATTGAACAATCTAAGAAGGGTCAGAAGGGGGGTAAGAAAAAAGTAAAAAATACCTCTGAGGAATTAGTTGAAATTGTGCCTAGTACCATTAATAAAATATGGTCAGCAGAATATCCAACTACTAAAAGACCAAATGCAAAAAACTCTGTAAATATTTCTAAAACTTTAAAAGATGCATTAAGCATTTTAGAGAACTTGCAGAATATTTGTGAAAGCAAAAAACCTGAAAAGCTACTAGAAAAAATAAGTGATGATGATGTAGGAACAATTTCATCATTTGGCTTAATAGATGTTCAGTTAATTAGAAATACTTTCAGCAAGTATGAAATAAATTTATCTGATGAAATAACTGAGAAAAAATCAGCTTAACCCTCTAAGCTAGATTTCAAAGCCCCCCTCGTAAAACAGGGGGGTTTTTTTTTGCGTGTCATAAAAATAAATTAGGTTTACATAGGGGGTTATTAGTTACAAAAATTCACACCCCCTAGTTCTCCCTCAAGTGTTAATCAGTTTAGATCTAAAAAAATTTTAGGGAATACCCAAGCTATATTTTTGGGTTGCCTTAGCTATTCTGTAAAATAAAACTAAATTTTGCAGGGGGTACACGCAGGGGGCAAGGGGGTATGTATCATTTAAGGGACACACACGTACATACACAAACTAAAAAACACAGGGTCATCACAAATAATGCATAAAATTAACAAAAATTTAGTAAAAGATCTCTCATTTGGAGAGATAATTGAATTAATAAATGCAAAACATGGATTCTTCTATAACAAAGACTCAAAAAAGAAACTTGACCGATATGCAGGAAAAGTTTCTAGACGTATTGTTCGTAGAGGCACAAGGAAATCCAAGAGAAGCAGCACGTATAGCAGGCTATTCGGAGCATAGTTATCCGAAAGTTGTAAGGAATTTAAAAAAAGAGATTATAGAATTAGCAGAGAATCATTTATCAACACACTCTGCAAAAGCGGCTAATAGGTTAACCACCTTACTAGATGAAGACGGCACTACTCCACAGGCAAGTATTCGTCTAGCAGCCGCTAACTCAATATTAGATAGAGTTGGGTTAACTAAAAAAGATCAATTAGATGTTAACATGAAAGCTCTACACGGTATATTTATATTACCAGCAAAAGATGGAACCGATAAAGATAAAAAAGAGAGCTAGAACAATACCATTTGGTTTTAAACAATCTAGTGATCCAAATTATATAGAACCCATCAAAGAGGAATTAGATGCTCTTAGACAAGCAGGTGAATATTCAAAGACTTGTTCACTAAGAGAGACAGCATCTTGGCTACATAGAAAAACAGGAAGATACATATCACATGTCGGACTTAAAAAAAGACTCGCAAGAAATAGCACCTCCGAAACCAAAGAAAGTAATTCAGAAAAAAGCCAAGAAGTCAGTACAACAGATTCTAGCTCGCAGTCGTAAGAAGGTTGCAAAAGCAGAACAGACTTTACGTTCTGCAAAGTTATCAGCAGAAAATAAAAAAAATAAACTGTTAACTATTGATAAAGCATTAAAGGGTGATGATACTCAGCTTCTTACACAGGACATAATTGACAGTGCTCCAAAAACTGTACAAGAGCATATAGACCAGCAAGAAGTTATCTTTAAACCTAACTCAGGTCCGCAAACACAATTTCTTGCAGCCTCTGAAAGAGAGGTATTTTATGGTGGAGCAAGAGGTGGAGGAAAGTCGTATGCGATGCTAGTTGATCCACTTCGATATTGTGCTAAGTCCAATCACAGAGCACTGCTAGTAAGGAGGACAATGCCAGAGTTAAGAGACTTGATTCAAAAGTCTCAACTATTATACTCGAAAGCATTTCCAGGAGCAAAATGGAGAGAGCAAGAAAAAGAATGGCGA